AGTTGATAAATTTTATCCTTACCAAAAATAAATAAGGCGTCACGAAAAACTTTTAATGCTACAATATTAGAGTCTATATTAATTGATCCAGCACCATTTGCTGCTGTAAAATCTGCCTCGTTAAAAGGGGCAGAAAATATAAGTTCTTGCGGGTTTGTAGACATCCCTGCAAAAAATGCATGATCTCTAAATATGGCTACAGAAGCAGGATCAGCAGGAGCGCCCGTAGCATTTAAAAGAGTATAAGTTGATCCATCATATGTAGCTGCATTATTAACATCGTCTACCATAACAAGTTTAAGATTATTAGTAAAGTTAAAATCATCAAACTTATAACGTCCAGCAGAAGTTCGTGTGGCTATGGAAGAACCCCAACCTGATCCAGTACTGAATTTTACTACATTTCCTGCTGCTGCTAAAACACCAGAATTAAAAACCTTTACACCAAGTATAGCATCACTACCACTTACTTGCGCAGCTTCAAATTTTGTAGACCCAGTAAGCCTTCTATACCCACCCTGAAGACTAGGCTCAAAGTTTTGTAACTCTGTTGCTGCACCGGGGGGCATGGAAAAATCATCTTTATCAAGAATTAAACCACCACCTAAAGAAACTGTTATAGGAGATATGGATGAAGTATCTGGCATTTATTATTATTATCCTGCTGATCTAATTTGTTCTTCAATGAAGAGAGAAACAGTTAAATCATTTGCTGCAGAAGCTTGCGCTTTAAATATATCTCCTGTTTCTAAGAATATATTAGCATCATTTATACGAAGATAACTATCTGCAGCTATACTATGTGTACTAACTAAGTCGAAAGTAGCACTAGCAGAAGTATCAATCCATTTAAGTGTTATATCTGCAGCACTTGAACCATCAATATTAGTAACCCATACTTCTTTTATAGTAGCAGAGAAATTAGCAGGGCAAGTATACACTGTTGTTAAGTTAGTGTTAGACAAAGCTGAAGCAGCATTTATAATTCTTACAGCCATGTGCTAACCCTTTTTATTAAATGCATAAAATACTTGCTCACCTAATATTAAAGATGAGCAAGTATTTATGTATACTTAGTTACTAGGAAACACTAGCACTAAACGGCGTAGCCTCTGTACCAGAAGCATTAAGCAAACCACTAACCGTGTACTGGTTAGTAGCAATATCCGTTAATAGGAGATAATCCCCAATTTGTACACCACCCTGCGTAGTACCATTAAGAGTAATAGTATCTGTAGCAGCAACGGTAGGCCAAGAGATAAGAGAGGCCGTTCCGCCAGCAGCGGTATCATTTGTAACAACTACCGAACCATCAATCGTATCAGTCGCATCAGCAACCTTAATAACATAGTTAGAAGTATTAACAACAGATACAATAAATTTATACTCATCACCTGAACCCGTAGCCGCTGGCAGCGTAAACGTAGCTGCCGCATCACCGCCGACTTCTCCCATAAGAAGAATACGACCGGCATGTTCTGCTTGCGTAATTGCATCAGTTCCAGTAAGAGTTACTAAATCTCGTACAAACGATCCCCCAAGAGTAGTAGTACCTGCAGTGACAGTAACCCCACCGGCAGTAACAGTTAAACCACCCGAAGTTACCGTCATGCCATCTTCAACAAAAACATCTTCAGGGACACGAGATATTCCTTGTGTCATTTTAAAACTAGCCATTTATATATTCCTTTCTTTAGCTAAGTTATGATACAGTAGCACTAAACATCGTGGCGATATTAGAACCAGCGGCACAAGTAACCATACCGCTTACTGCATATTGATTAGATGCTATATCAATAAGTTCAACATAATCACCTATCGCACCCCCACCAGTAGTCGTACCATTTAATGTAATGGTATCTGAAGTAGCAGCAGTTACAAAAGAAGTAGCTGCTGTTCCGTCAGCATCAGTAATAATAATCTGACCGTCTATAGTGTCTGTTGCATCTGCTACTTTAATTAGATAATTAGAAGTATTTACTACAGATACAACAAATTTAAATACGCTACCCGTGCCTGTTGCAGCAGGAAGCGTAAAAGTTGCAGCGGCATCGCCGCCGACTTCACCCATAAGAAGTGTTCTACCTACATGATCCGCCGTAGTTATAGAGGCAGTTGCAGTTAGAGTTACAATATCGGCAGTATGCCTATCAACATTTTCACTTATAAGTCCTTGTAATAGAGACATGGGCTTTCTCCTTACGACAACACTAGTCGCATTGTTACATCCGTACCGCCTACTCGTTGGTAATTCAAGTATTGAGCATCACCTGCTTGTTTAGGTACAGTTAGTGAATGTAAGCCAGCGGCTAATTTAATGTCGTTAGCTGTACTAATAGCAGCAGTACTAGAAGCACCAAAATTAACATAAATTTCACCATTTAAATGAACCGTTGCTAAATTATAGTTTGTAACATTTGTTCCTGCTGCAGTTGAGGCAACGGTTACAACCGACTGCACATCCCAGAACATGTTATTTCCTTGCGGTACTTGCGTCATTAATCTTCTCCTATATTAAAAAGTTGCCGAAGAGGCATAAACAGAATGGCTTGATCTGGGGATATAAGTAGACCGCACATAATCATACCTGTTAATAAGTAAAGTTTGCATATGTTTTATGCCCTCATTAAATAAGGCAAAACTACGTTCGTACAAAGGTACTTCACTTCTATACAAATAAGCATAAGCAATAGCACCGTCCGTAATAATATAACCGAACCTATCTGGAATTGAAGTAGTATCATCATGAGCAGAAAGGTCTGCACTAGGATGTGTATAGTAATCAAATGTTAATGTATACGCCTTATTAGGAAAGGGCCATAGACCATACGTATTATCTGGATGCCTGAATACATGCGTGGGTATTCCCCCTGCATCAATTTGAGCAACAGTATCTGCACTTGAGTGGCTGGCAGCAGTTGTACTTTCTGCGCCTCTTGTAGCCCCTGTAAACGTAGTAGAGGTTGTTCCTGTATATGTAATACTCTCTGAATTAATAATTATAGTTCCTGTAGAATCAAAGGATGAAGCACTAGCTACGGGGATTGTAGTATCATCATCATCGATACCACTACTCAATGTAGTAGTTACTGTGTCATCTTCTTGTTTAATAAATAAATTTAAGTATTCTTTATAATCTAAGTATGCTAGATGACGAGTAGCATTACCAAAGGTTTCGCTTTTTCTAATTCTAAACGTAGCATAATCTACATGCTTTGTATTTGAAGGCAATGCGTACTTAACTACCCCTGCTGTAAGCGTCTTACTAACTTCTGCAGCATTAAAGGGCCAACCAAATTCCCGTTGATTAATATAACGGATAGATTGATTAACCGCCTTCTTTACTTGTATTTGAATACCACGGGCATCGCCAAAGTCAGTTGAAGTAAGTTGTACTTCATTAAGTTTAGCTAACGCATCGTTAGTATATGTTAGAAATGAATTTGCCATTTATTCTCTTTTCTATAAAGTTAGTGAGGGAGACTTTTATTGCCCCCCTCACCATACTCTAACTAATCAAGCTGATCACGATCAACTGCACTTACGTTGTCAGCAACGCCAGTACAATCACAAAGAACCACCCAAACACGAAGTTTTCCTGCTGTTATGTCGTCACCTGATGTAATAACTTTTACATCAATGGTATCGGCAGCAGTAAGAAAAACAGAAATATCAGGAGCCTGCGATGTTGAAGTTGCATCGCTGAAACCTAATTTATTTCCACTATCGGCAGAGGCAGAAGCTAAGTGACCTGTCGAAGATACATCAATACCATCAAACAGATCATCGCCAGCAGCAATGTCAATATCCACAGTTGGGGAAGTCCCATTAAATGCTACAAGCACTTCTGCACCAGCAGCAAGTGCAAGATGATAGGCAGGTATTTCAAGAACTTGGAAAATATCACCAGAAGTGACAGCAGTAAACGTGCCATCACCAACTAATTGAGCAATATCCAATACCCCTTCCATCAAATGCATTACATTTCGTGCAGATGGTACAGCAGCAAGAGAATCAGCGGATACGCCAGTAGTACTTTTAGCTGTTAGGTCAAAAGTTGCCATAATGTATATCCCTCCCTATGCTACGTTATACTTGGCATTGGCAATCGCTTCTGGCCGAAGAATTTTCCGACCATAGAGATGCATACCACGAACGATATCCGCAAAACTGTCTGGATCACGATACGATTCTGTTTTCGTAATCTGACTTGCAGTGGCAATAGCGGACGCATGACCCGCAACAATAATACCATAGTTACTGTTCTGGTTAGCGGTACCACTTGTACCGGGACCAGTACCTACAGAAGGTAGATTGTTGGAAACATACACCCTAAAGCCATAAAGATTGTTTAGAACTAGCCCATTGCGAACTGCACCAGACTCACCGTAGTCCGCATTCAAAAGACGTGAATCTTCATCTTGCAGAACTTCCATGAAGTGTGGAGATACAACAAGCCAACGACCATCCGTGTCCACAAACTGCGTGTCCAAAAGACGGCCCATCCTAGCTACAACTTGGTTTGGAGATACAGTTGCAGTTGGAAGAGC